GTTGGCGCTCGTGGTATGAACATGTTAGATGTTGCCGGAAAGGTAGAGATTATCCAGATTGAAGCTACTGGCGCAATACCTAAAGAAATGTTACGCGATGAAGATAGAATGGTAATGTCTGGCGCTCAATTAGTAACTGACAATAACGCCAACGAAACTTTAGGTGCTAAACGTATCGATGCTAACGCGTCTATGTCGTCATTAAAAAGAATCTCATTTAATATAACTGATGGATTCAAGCAACTGTTTACATGGACAGCTCAATTCTTAGGTGAAGAAAGCACATCAATATATAAACTTAATTCTGATTTTATCACTGATGATTTAACACCTGAAATGATTAACGCTCACATGGCATTAGTTCAAGGTAATATTTTACCGGCTATAACATTGAATGAAGTGGCCCGCAAAGCTGAGTTAACCGATTTAGACGACGAAGCAATTGCACAGGCATTGAGTGACCAAGATTTACTAACGAATGGCACCAGTGAAGAGCAAGCAAGTATACAGGCTCAATTAGATGCAGCACTTGAAGAATTGGCAGCATTAAAGGCTAGTGAATAATGCCTGTTGAAATACTAACTACTATATATTCTCAGCATACAATTCATTTGCAAAGGGTTGGTGCTACTGAGGGATTAAAAGTAATTCCTTTTCTAGAGGCTATTGAAAACGATGTTGTATCTATTCTTAATAAATACCGTAAACGCAGAGTAACGCCAGCACTACAAGAGCTTATACAAAAGCAGATTAACGAGGCTACACGTAAACACTTACAAGATTATACTACACAGCTTAAAGTTGAAAATAGGGCTGTAGGTGCATTCGAGGCAGAGTTTGCAGCAACCACATTAAACGGAGTAGTAGACAATAAAGACTTTAATGCGACAATTCCTAATGCGGCTGCTGTTAATAGCGTTGCCACTATCACTCCTGTTAAACTTGGTGCTAATAGCTTCACTGCTTACTCCACCATGATGAAAAATTACTGGGAGAAGTGGACTGATGAGATAGACGGTATTGTCATGGCAGGATTTCAGGAAGGCGCAACAATACCAGAAATAACTAACGCCATCACAGCACAAATGGATTTATCTAAATCAGGCACAACTAAAAGCGTATTAGATAGAGCTAGACGTTCAGCTAAGCAATTAGCTATAACTGGTACCAATCATTATGCAAATACAGCACGTATAGCGTTCGTTGATAAGAATGATGATATACTTAAAGGCTATCGGTTCTTAGCGGTTAATGACTCCCGAACATCTAGAACGTGTGCAAGATTAGACCAAACGGTTTACCCGGCTAACTCAAATAAGTTGAGTAGTGTTACACCGCCATTGCACCCTAATTGCAGAAGCGCGTTAACGTATGAAGTAGATGATAGGTTTAAGTTAGATACTAAAGATACTAATAAGGCATCATCATTTAATGTAGATGGTAAACGTGACCCTAAGCCGGTCGATAGCGATTCTATTTATTATGAGAATCTTAAAAAGCTATCAGCACGTGACCAAGATGCGGCTATTGGCCCGTCATTAGGTAAAGCATTACGCAAAATGAGTCCATCAGAATTCGCTAAGCAAACGGGCGATAGTATGAACAACGCTTTGACGATTAAGCAAATGAAAGAAAAAGATAATACACTAGGTCGAATACTTCGATCACAATAACGACACTGAGTGTCAAAAAACGTCCTTGGAGGGCAAAGAAAATGGCTATCGATTACGCAGCAATACCAGGCTTATCAGAAGATCAAATCACAGCATTAACATCAGCGCACAATACAGATGTTAGTAATTTAATTATTAACCGCGACAATATCAAACAAGAAAAGCTTGGTGTACAGGACAAATTAACAGCGGCGGAGCTAGTTGCCGAAGAGGCTAGGCTGTTGGCAGCAACAACAAAAGAAGAGTTGTTAAAGGCTAATGGCGATATGGCGGGACTTAAAAAGCATTATGAAGATGAGCTAGCAACAACCACAGCAGAGCTAACAGCGGCAGCAAAAGTATCTAAAGACGCGTTAACTTCTCGTGATCGTGGCGACTCATTAAGTAAGATTATGGACTTGGTTCATGATGACCATAAGTTCATGTCTAGAGATAAATTGTCAAATATGCTAAAAGATGCGTATAATGACCAAGGACAATACACACCAACCTTTGAACATGAAGGTAAGGTGATAGCAAATAACGTAGACGAATTCAAAAGCTGGGCTTCTGAACAAGACTCGTTTAAACGAATTTTAAAAGGTGTTGATTCGTCAGGGGCGGGAACAACACAATCTGCTGGTAGTGCTAGTGGTAAAGATATGACATTAACCGAGCAAGCTATTCACGCGAATAAGCAAGCTCAAAAACAATTTTAATTTAAGGAATTATCATGGCTAACGTACAAATAGCAGACATCTACAACCCATTAGTATTTATGGGTGCAGAACAAGAAGCACAAATCGAACTTAACGCATTTTTAGCATCAGGCGTTATGGTTGTTGATCCTCGTTTAACAGCAATGGCATCAGTTGGTGGTAACATCGGCGAGCTACCATTCTTTAAGCCATTAGGTAGCGAAGAGCCTAATTACTCTGATGATGTGACTGGTAATAGCTCAACACCTAACAAAATCACTAGCGGCATTATGAAGTATCGTCTTGCTAGTCAAAACCAATCTTGGTCAACAATGGATTTAGCTGTTGATTTAGCATTGATTGATCCTGTTCAAGCAATTACAGGTCGTATTGGTCAGTATTGGGCAACAGCCTTAGAACGTCGTTTGATTCAATCAACTATGGGTTTATTAGCTGATAACGTAGCTAATGATTCAGGTGATATGGTTCACGACATTGCAACTGATGCAGTATTACCTATCTTGGCAGGTGAGTTGGTTTCTAATGATGCAATCCTTGACGCACAACAAACAGCAGGTGATCATCAAGCTGGCTTTAGTGCTATTGCTATGCACTCAGTTGTTTACAACCGTTTACGTAAGCAACAGTTAATCGACTTCATTCGTGATGCAGATAACAACACGTTGTTCCAAATGTACGGCAACTTACGTGTAATCGTTGATGACTCGTTAAGCGCTGTAGCTGGTTCAAACCGTGTTACTTACACAACAGTTATCTTCGGTACTGGTGCGGTGACTTCGGGCATGGGCCGAACTACTACCCCTAGTGAGTTAGATCGAAGCGCTGAAAAAGGCAACGGGGGCGGTCAGTCTGACTTGTATTCTCGTCGTGCTGATATTGTTCATCCATTAGGCTTTGAATTTACATCAGCTAGCGTTGCTGGTCAGTCTGCTACACTTGCAGAACTTGCAACAGCAGCTAACTGGAACCGAGTGTGGGAACGTAAGAACGTGCCTTTATGTTTCTTACAAACTAACGGTTAATCATTTAACTGAATTAATAAAGGGGCTTAACGGCTCCTTTATTTTATAAGGAAAATATCATGGCTAAGAAAGAATTAACAAAATTAGAAGAAAACAACGTTGTGTGGGCTGAAGTTAAAAAGCTTGAAGATAAGATTGAAGATCTTAAATCAACATTGCACCCAGCTGAGTTACCAAAGCAAGCAAGTTTAAATGACTGCAATAAATTAGCACGACAAGCTAAAATAGAGCCTGTAAAAGTTGATCATAAAAAGGTATCGGCAGAAAAAGGTATTTAGTTTTTAACTGTTATTATTAAGCCTCGCTAGACGGGGTTTTTTATTATCTAAAATAAAGCTATAATGTATCTATCGCTTGAGGGAGCGATAGGCTAGCTAGCCACCAATACAACTCCCTCTAAATACCTCCCTCGTATTTTATGATTCCCTCATATTTTAATTAATTGAGGGTTAATCATGTCAACAAATCGCTCCCAAACAAACAGAGAAGAAATTCTCAATCACTTACTTGTTAGTATAGTTTTAGCTAATGGCGGAACTATAAATAGCAACGACAAAAACTCACTTTTACAAAGCTGGTTAACAGCAATAGGGGGATAACATGCCAAGCGTAAATGAATTATTACAAGATATATTAGATAACACATCAGGTGGCGGTACTGTTCCTACAGATAACTTTGCAGGAGGGCTACTTGATTACAATGATTTAGCAACAGCCACGACGCCAATATCCCACACAGGCGGAGCAACAACACCTTTAACAAATGACGAGGCCGGAACTTTTACCAATAAGTTATATCCACCCGTAGGTGTTACCGATGTATGGGATGCAATAAACGATGAGTTCGACTGGTC